CTCCCTGGCCGAGCTTGTCGCCGACACTAGCCTTGACCTGAAGCTGTGCCCACGCACGCTCACTGGCTCGGGTGGGTATCACTACTGGTTCCGCAAGCCCGCCGACGTGCAGGTGCTGGACAGCCTGGAGAACTACCAAGGCGTGGAGTTCAAGAGCCATGGCCGGCAGGTCGTCGCGCCAGGCTCGATCCACCCGAACGGCAGGCGCTATGAGTGGGACGACCTCGCGCCGTTTCCCGATGAGGCGCCACAATTGCCGGACTCGCTGCTGTGCCTGATCCGCCGCCCGACCCGTGCCCACGGTGAGGCTGCGGGGCTCGGCGAGCTCACCCCCGAGATGCTAGCCGAGACCCTGGAGCAGATCGACCCCGAGGATTTCCGCGAGCACGCCGACTGGCTCAACCTGATGATGGCCTGCCATCACGCCACCGATGGCGATGGGCGGCAGGAGTTTATCGACTGGAGCACCCAGGACCCCGACTATCGGGACGACGGATGGATCATCGGCCGGCGTTGGGACTCGCTGCACTCGACCGCCTCGCGCGGCGGGCGCCCAATCACGATCAAGTACCTGCACAAGGTGGTGCAGGAAGCGGGCGGCGAGGTTGCACGCATCCAACCCGAGGACGACTTCGATGCCTGGGAGGACCCGGCCGAACTCGGCCAGGGTGTTGATGATGCTGCACTGCGGGAGCCGCCGAAGCTCGAAGGCAAGGATGCAGTCTTGGAGGAGATGAACACCTTTCACAGCGTGGTCATGGAGAACGGCAAGTTCCGCGTCTTCACCGAGGAGTTCGACCCCGTGCTCGGCCGCCACTTTTACCAGCGTTCGACCAAGGAGGACTTCCAGAACCTCTACTGCAACAGCTTCGTCGAGCAGCTCAACGACAGGCCGACGACGCGGGCGCAGTTCTGGCTCAAGCATCCGCGCCGCAGGCAGTACAAGGGCGTCATCTTCGACCCGAGCTCGGACCATAACGGCTGGCTGAATCTCTGGCGCGGCTGGGCCGAGGAGCCGAAGCCCGGCGACTGGTCACTGCTGGACCAGCTCATCCGCGAGGTGCTGACCGATGGCGACCGCAGGGCCTACGAGTACGTGATGAACTGGATCGCTGCCATGTTCCAGCGTCCTTCCGAGCCCGCCGAGGTGGCAATCGCGTTCAAGGGTGCGAAGGGCACCGGCAAGGGCACGCTCGGTCGCGTGTTGCAGAATCTTGCCGGCGCGCACGGGCTACACATCAGCTCGCCCGAGCACATCACGGGCCGCTTCAACTCGCACCTTCAGAACTGCATCCTCCTGTTCGCGGACGAGGCATTTTGGGCCGGCGACAAGACGGGCGAGGCGAAGCTCAAGGCCCTGGTCACCGAGCCGACGGTCGCCTACGAGGGCAAGGGCCGCGATGCCGTGATGGGCAAGAACCTCATTCACATCATCATGGCCTCCAACTCCGACTGGGTGGTCCCCGCAGGCTTGGACGGTGAGCGACGCTTCGCGGTGTTCGAGGTGAACGAGTCGCGCAAGGACGATCACGCCTTCTTCCGTGCCCTGAACCGCCAACTCGACGAGGGAGGCCGCGCGGCCTTCCTGCACGACATGCTGGCGCGCAACGTGGCGGGTTGGCACCCGCGCAACGACATCCCGCAGAACAGCGCGCTCGCCGAACAGAAGCTGCGCGGCATGGAGCCCGAGTTCGCTTGGTGGTACTCGATGCTCTACGCAGGCGAGCTGCCCGGCTACGATGATGACAGGGACTGGGAGGCCGGCAGCGTCGAGGTGGGCAAGGACGACATGTACGACAGCTATCTGTCCTTCTCGAAGGACAGGCGGTACCGCCCGCGCCCGATGCCCGGACTCGCGAAGGTGCTGCTCTCCAAGGTGGGCGTAACCTCGCGCCAGATAAGGAGCGGCGCAAGCAAGGACAGGCGCGTCTGGGTCGTACCCCCGCTCGGCCAGGGGCGCGACGCCTTCGCTGAACTGCTCAAGGCAAGCCCCTCGCAGCTCTGGGATTGACCGCGCTCAGCTTCAAGGCCGTTCGACGCGCTGCGTGTCGAACGGCTTCTTTTTTGCCTTTTCGCTTTACGGATCATGCACATATGCATCGACGAACGGCATGAACGCGTTTTTCGACTCCGAAATCACTTTAGGGTTTTCGGCGCTGTCCAGACCCGACCGATGCGCCTTACGCTCACCTGCCAGATGAGGGAGGTACTACGGTTTGTCTGTCATCAGAAATAAGCTGTTCATGTTGTTCAAGCTGTTCATAGATAAATAATATATTGATTTATAAAGAAAAAACACGAACGGCTTTGTGCACGGCTTTCGGTTTCCACTGACCCAAGATGTTCGAGGCTGGGAATCGCCGACGCGGCGTGGATCGACCGTGGCTGACCTTGGCGGGCGTGGCGACTGATGAGGGGAACGCGGCCGATTCGGCGCCCGACACTGCGCGTCCTGTCCCTTGCGCGCGAGCCGAGAACCTGGCCGACCTCGCCCCCTGATCGTCAGGCAGTGCGCCTGCCCCCTCTATGCCCTTGATGCGCATGCCTAAATGTTGGCTTCCCGCGTGCGTCTAACACGGCACGATCACACCGTAAGCCAATTTTGGAGACGGCAACATGATTCCCAACATCTTCACGCCCGAACGGCGCGAGAAGTTTTTCCAGGTGCTGGAGGACACCTGCTCGCCCAAGCAGGCGGCGGCCGCCGTCGGCATCAGCCGGCAGACGGCCTTCTACCACAAGGCCAACGATCCCGAGTTCCGCACACGCTGGGACAAGGCCATCGAGGTCGCGCTCGACTCGCTCCTGGACGAGGCGTACCGCCGCGCCGCCCTGGGCTACGACGAGCCTGTCATCCACAGCGGCCGCCTTTCCACCGTGGCCGACCCGGCGACCGGCGAGGAGCGCCCGCTCACCGTCAGAAAGCATAGCGACCGACTGCTGGAAGTGCTGCTCAAGTTCCGCTACGGCGACCAACTCGCCGACCGGCTCAAGGTGAAGGTCGATTCGGTCGGCCTGGACGCCGACGCGCTGCTCAAGATGCCGAGCGACGAGCGGGCACAGCTCACCGCGCTCCTGGCGAAGTACGCCGCCAACAAGACCGAAGGGGAAGAAGATGGCGAATGAGAAACTGACCGTGGCCGAGGCCCTGCAACGCGCCGAGACGATCGACTGCACCCTGGACGCCTGGGAGCAGACCGCGCCCGACACGATCCGCGAGCTGGGTGGGCGCGATGCCCTTGCCCGGCAGTCGGACATGTCATGCGTCGGCCCCGTGCCGCGCCTGGACGCGGACACGTGGGAGCGCGCCAGCCGCGAGTACGAGGAACGCCGGCAACAACATGCGAGCACTCGGCATTAACGGGTACGCCGTCGGCGTCGAGGTGGATGGGGTGCGATACCCCAGCGCCAGGTACGCGGCGGTCTCCCTGGGCATGAACATAGCGACGCTATCGAAGCGCGCCCATTCGGCAGACTGGCCCAACTATCGCTGGCTCGGCGCGACGCCCGGCCCGCGGTTGCTCCATACGCCGGACAACTGTCAGATGGGCAGGTCGCTGGTTGAACCGCCGCGCTGGGCCTACGACGGCGACCTGACGCGCCGGGCGTCCGTGATGGACCCCAATGCGCAGCCGCCCAAACTGGTGCGCCGCATCGGCTGGGTTCGCTGCATGCGCTGCCGGCGCCCGCACTTCTCCGAGGACGTGGCCCGCATCCGCATGTGCGCCAACTGCGGGGGCGCGGGCGGCCTGCCCATCGGCACAGCCGCCACCGACGACCTCTGACTCCCGATCGGGACGCGGCGACCGGCCATCCCCATGAACCGCAAGCCTCCGCGACGGTGGCAGCGCCGAGGCGGACACGGCGGGAACAGGAACAGGGAACGATGGTGTAGTCGGCCAGCGCTCCACGGCACATTGAAAGCATCCGGTCGCGCGATGGCGCGTGACCACCCCTAAGGCTTGGGGATGCGCTCGTACCAGGCGACCGGAGGAGACCAACCTCACAGGAGCCCACGAGCATGAAGATCGAACTCACCACCACCCCGCTGCTTTCTCCCGCCCAGATCGGCGAACTGGCGTCCTCCCTGGATGCCCTGCATGGCCGCGTCCTCAAGACCATCGAGCGCCTGAACAAGGACGTCGCAGCCAAGAAGACGGAGATCGCCAACCGCTGGAAGTCCGCGGGCATCGACCCCGCCGACAAGGCGCGCATCGCCCAGAGCGAGACCCTGGCCGCCGTCGGCCAGATCAAGGACAACTCCCGCGCCGAGCTGGACAAGCTGTTCAAGGAGGCTGGCCCCGCCCACGCGCAGCTCATCTCGCAGCGCCCGTACTACGACAGCCCCGTCAAGGTCCTGTCGCGCGCCGCGCTCGGCACCGGCCCGCGCACCGCCTACATCCAGCAACTCGAACACGCCGGCCCCGCCGAACTCGGCCATATGGCGCAGGTCGCCGTCGGCACCAAGAACGAGGCGCTTGCTGCGTCCGTCCTATCGCTCCTCGACGCCATGCCAACCAAGGACCGCCCGGTCAGCCCGCAGGCGCTCGCCACGGCCATGCAGCTCGACGACTACCTGAAGGTGCAGGAGTACGTGAAGCTCGGCGACGCCCGCCTCCAGGGCATCGTGCTCGCCGTCCGCACCTGGAACCAGGGCAGGTCCAATCCGCTCAACACCCTGACCCTCGCACTGCGTGAGCGCGCCATCGACCGCACGCTACTGGGCATCGATGATGAATAAGCTGCCCGCGTACCCGGAAGACCACCCGGTCGCCATCGCCCTCGTGGGCATCGGCCGCGCCCTGCGCACCGGCCGCAACCTGCTCGACGCACTGGCCGAGCAGGCCACCTGCGTCGGCGTCCGCCCGTACTCTCCCGACTTCGACGACGCCGCTAAGCTGGCGGGCCTTCCCTACTGCCGCGCCCTCGACCTGTACGTCGATCGCGAGACGAAGCGCCGGGCCGACGAGCTGGGGTTCGAGCGGGCCCACCTGGCCTTCCTGCACTGATTGGTTGGTGCCCACGGCCGGGTTAGAGGTATCCCGGCCGTGTTTTCGGAGGGGGTGCTTACAAGGCACCCCTTCTTTTTCATGGGCTTATGGCTGCTCACCAGCTAATCAGCAGTTAGAGGGCAAGTTTTCGAGGGGGGCGGGGCTCCCGAATGCCCCACGATGCGACCTAATGCTCCTACGAACCAACAACTAGGAGAAGCGAAATGGGAAGCACGAGATACGCGACCGCCCACGAGGCTTTCGAGGCCAGGGCGACGGAGGTCGAGGCGGCGCTCAGCCGGTTGAGCATCGCCATCGCTACGAAGCGGAAGCGCGAGGTGCGCGACCACGCCAATTGGGGACACGTGGGCGACCTTGCCCACGTGGCTGGACTTCTGAACCAAGCACTAGCATTCATTGGCGCAGAGGAGGAATGACCCATGGAACTACATGAGATGACCTTCAAAGACCTGCTGGCTTGCTACAACTCGATGGCGGAGAAGCAGGCAGGGCCCAAGACCTTCGCATCACGCGCCCGACTGATCGAGCGAATCCGCAAGCTCGCAGCCGACCAGAACATCAATCTGGCCTCGTTCGGGCAGCCCAAGGCCGCCGAGGTGCCCGAGCAGCACGCACAGCCGCCGGCCGACGCCGCCGAAGCCTCAGAAGCGGCCACTGTGACCAAGGAAAAACGCGGCAGCGGCGTGGGCGAACTCGCCCGAAGCCTGCTGATGGACCCGGCTGGATACCCTCACGGCCTCATCGCCGCGATGGTCAATGCCGAGATTCCCGGCGCCGCTGCGACGGCCAAGTCGGTGAGGTGGTACGCCTGCAAGATGCGCAAGGGTGGCGTGCAGGTGCCCAAGCGAGTGAAGGCATTCCCTGCCGAGATGGACGCCGAGCAGTCGGCGGCGTGGTTCGCAACCGTGAAGGTGGTCGAGCCTGCACCCATTGATAAGGGCTGATCGTTGCCCGGACGTGTCATGAGAAAGGGCCACCTCGACGGTAGCCCTTTTGTTTCATCGCCTTGGGCGCGATAGCGCCCTGATAGAGGATCAGGCAGCAAACTGATATGTCGCTGCGGCCAGATAGGCGTTCATTTGGGCCAAACGCTCAGAACGGTCGTAACGGCCCAAGCCGTCTGCTGCCACTTGTTGGTGCCAAGTCCTATCGTAATTGAAGCAGACCTGCGCCCGATCCAACAGCTTGTGGGTGCTCTCCCGAACGTCGCGGCCAAGCTTAATAGTGCCATAGTGCTTGACATAGTGTTTCATCGCCAGCATAGGCCACTCATTGCCGTAGTGCTCCCGCAGGCCGATGTACGCCTCAAGTGAGGGAAACGGACAGCCCTGACCGAGAACAAGATCGTTCGGGTAGGCGTTCAGCGGGTGGCTATACGACTCGAAGAGGTTTGCTGCCCCGATCAGCTCCTCGCATGCCTGGAATAGCTCTTCAGGATCAGTGATGCCGCGCTCGCGCATCAGCTTCTCAGCAGCCATCGCGCGGATGCCAGTTGCAAATTCCAGCGCCTTGCCAAAGACGACAACGTGCTTACGGATGGATTCGGTGGTGTTGGTGTTCATGCTCATATCTCCAAAAATAGGTTGGTGAGACGCCCTGACGAGGTGGCCTACCTCGGCGAGCGCCCCGTTCAAGTAGCGCGCTGGAGAGAAGTTTGAACGCCTGTCAAAAGAAAAAACATCAACACTTGCATCAACATGCGGGCGGTGAGCATCGCCCAATATTCAATGATTGACGCGGGCGGAGGTGGCATGTTGGGGAGGAGCAGAAAGCAAAAAGGCCACCCGGTTAGGGGTGGCCTTCTCACATCAAGTGGTGCCGCTTGCCGGAATCGAACTGGCGACCTTTTCATTACGAATGAACTGCTCTACCAACTGAGCTAAAGCGGCTTAAACCAAAACTTGTTTAAATCGTGTCTGAACTACTTAGCCATCAGACTGTTGGCGGCCCGAAAGCCTTGCACCGCATAACCTGCAGGGCCGGCATCATAACAGAAACGCGTCGATTACGAATGCGCTGCTCTACCAACTGAGC